AGTTATGATGGTTCAGGTCATTTTCGGAGAGTTTTTAGAAATTCAAAACAATCAACAAAACTTGAAGTTGAAAAATCAATTGATGTAATGGTAAAAAATAAAATACCATTAAAAATAAGTTATACAATACATAAAGGAAATTATAACAACTTTTTATATGATATGGTTTATATCTTAGAAAGGTGGGGTAAAGATATTTTAGCAATAAAGTTATCTCCATTCAAGAAAGAATTGGAAGATAATTTTGGTATTAATCCAATAGATAAACTGGGACTATATGCTAATAGATTATATGCAAAATATAAGGTACCAATATGTAATTTTTCTTGTAATGTATGCAAGAAATGTGATAAAAGTGAGTTTATAGGAAATGCATATTTTTCACCAAAAGGTGATAATATAAAATATGAAGAATCTACCACAAGGAAGAATTTTGATAAATGGTAAGAGAAGATTTAGAATTAGTTGCATTTGGTGATATGGATAAATTTAACAGAGAGAATGTAAAACTGTTCTGGGAACCTACACAGGTATGTAACTTCACTTGTTATTATTGTTATTATAAAACAATAAAATATCCATATCATCCAGAAAATATTGATATTGAATCAGCAATAAAGTTCATAAAAGAGATTCAAAAAGTAAAGAATGTTATTAGTATCAATATGAATGCTGCTGAACCAACATTGGTAAAAGATATTGATGTCATAGTAAAAAGAATAAAAGATTCAATGATAAGTTGTAAATCATTTAGAATGTATTCAAATATAAGTGCCAATATAGATTTATATAGAAGAATAATTAATACATTTGTAGGAAGTGATATTAATTTTGTTTTGTTTCCATCGTTTCATAACGCCTGTATAGACATTGACATTTTTATGAGTAAGATAAAAACTCTAAAAGATGAATATAAAAATAATAGTAATATATTAATTGATAGTATTGATTTTATGTTAGAGGATGATAATTGTTATTCACTGGCTTCATATACATATAATAAGTATCCTGGTATAAAATTCTCTATGAGACCTATTAGAGAAAAGAAAGTGGTATTAGATAGTAGAAATCAATTTTATCCTGATATTTACACAACTAAAGCAAATGTTGTTTCTATATATAAAGATAAAGATGGTGAATATCTTTACGAATATTTTTATCCGCATAAACTTCCACATATACCAATATTTAAAAATTGGATATGTCAATCTTGGGAAAATATGATTTATATAGGGTCAAAAGGCTTTCTAAAATCATGTACTTTGGAAAATGATGATCTAACAATGGATATAAAAAGTAATACAATAATAAAAAGATTGATGGATAAAAAAAGAAAAATATGTAACTGTAAGAGTTGTTATTGTGATTGGGATATACCAAAATATAAGATAACTGAATATAACTGGCTAAAAGAATGGACAAAAGAAGATATACTGAAATTAAGAAAGTTGTAATATTTTACAACTGGTTAAATAATATAAACGGTGCCTTAATAGATGCATTTGAATATTATATATCAATATTGGAAAAAACACCGGTACATTTTTTGATAATAAACCGAATTAATAAAAAGATTGATAATATAATTCAAGCATTTGAAAATAGATATGATTTGGATGATATAAACTGGAAAGAAAACATAATAACAATAAGTTTACCAAAACTTATAAGGTTTTCTTTTCAGACCTCATTGGTAGTTGATTATTCAACCATATTCAAAACAAAAGGACTTTTAAGGTCAGATAGAATAATAGTAATTTCTGACTATCATACAGATGATAAAGACCATATGTATGATAAATTAAAACAAAATGTTGAATATTATGGTGAAATGCCATTTGTATATAAAGACTACGACTATAATATGAAGTTTCTATTTCATAGATTTAAAAAATTAAAAAGTGTTAAAAACAATATATACATCAACAGTCCTTTCAATGAGGATAAAAGTTTTGTTAAGGATTTAAAATTAAATAAAAATGTGATTTTTAAATCACCATATCATTTAGACAATTTATTTGAACAATTTGATACATATCTATATTATCATGCAAATAAATGGTTTGACCCACACCCACGATTATTTCATGAATGTCATTTCTATAACAAAAGAATAATATATATCAATAATTACGGAGTTTTAGATGGTGGTTATTATAGATATATGGACTTAATGAAAAATGGTCTGAATAATAGATATTTAACAGAAGATGATGAGATAGTAAAGGAATTTTTATGAAAGAAGTATTAATGATACATGATGTTAATGAAAATATATTAAACTTACCATTAGAGGATTATATTTTAACATTTGATGATGGTTTGTATAGTCAGTTTTATTATTGGCCATTGATAAGAAAGATTGATACTGAAAAGATATTTTTTATAACATGTTGGTACACCTCTAATTATTCTATTGAAAGACCTGTATTTAATGGTAAATATTATAAATTTATGAACTGTGTTGATGCAAAACAGGATTTTGAAAAATCTGGTGATAAATCCCAATATATGTCAATATGTGAAATATATAAGATATATTCAGAAGGTGGCATAATAGGTGGTCATAGTTATTTTCATCAGAGAAATTATCCAAAAAGTATAGTAGAAACATATTTTCGGTTTAAATATGATACAGAAAAAATGATGAAGTGGTTTGAAGAAAAATTAATGATAAGACCAATTCATTATTGTTTTCCTTTCAATAAAGAAAAAATGTTGATGAGAGAAATTTTAAAAAAGTATGGATTTTCAAAATTTTATGGTAGTGAAAGGATACCAGTTGAGTCATTATTATGAATTATTTAACTTTGTTTCTTACAGAACAATGTAATAGAAAATGTGAGTATTGTGATATAGCAAGAATAAAAAAACAAAAAAGTATAAATATATTTCTTATTAATAAGTTCATACCTATAATAAAAGAATCAAAATGGAACAATATTGTATTAACGGGTGGTGAACCTACATTAGTAAAGGAAGATGTTTTAGATTATATAATCAATGAGTTAGGTGATAAATTTTTAAAAGTTAATACTAATGGTCTTTGGATTAAAAAAGGTTATTTTGAGAAGTATTATGATAAAGTAGATAAAATACAATTACATCCTGTTAGTGAGATAAATGAATTTTATGATAATATAATAGATGATAAAATAATCTATCATTTTCCAGTACATAAAAGAAATATCATATATCTAAGGAACTTTCTTAAAAGAAATAAAGACATTAAAATAAGATTGGCACCATATGATGAAAAATACATAAATAACGATTTTTCTTTAACTACAATGGATTTTATTGAAATATATGATATTATAAAGAATTTTAAAAACATAACAGATGATACAAAAATACTTTTTAAAAACCTATCAAAAAATACAAATTATAATAGGTTAAAAGAATGTTGTTTTTATCCTTCCATAGATTTTGTGAATGGTCGTATTAAGAAATGCATAAAAAGTCACACATTATCTGACTGGTTTGAGTTGACAGAGGAAAATTTTAATAATATGAAAAATCTAAAATATACAAATAATGATATATGTAATAATTGTCATTTATTTATTAGAGATTATGAAAAATTGATAAGGATGTTGATATGTTCGGATTAGAAGATAAGTTATCAGCGGTTAGATTTTCAATATTTATTACAGAAGTTTGTAATTTATCATGTGAATATTGCGATATACCATTACAAGAAAAAAGATTAGATTGTAATAAAGAATTATTATTGAAATATCTACCTGTGTTAGATACTTATGATTTTGAATGTTATACTTTAACAGGTGGAGAACCAGGTTTATCATCATGTATTGATGATTTTTTCAATATTGTAACCAAACCAGTAAAAGTTAATACTAATGGTGTATTTTTTAAAATGGGTTATTATAAAAAATATTATGATAAAATTCAAGAGGTAGGTTATCATGCTATAAAAAATCCAGGTGAACCAATACCAGATTCACCATTACTAAAGGAAGAAAAAGTTACATTATATATACCTTTTGATAATTACAACTGGATATATATCCCCCAAATGGTAAAAGATAATCAAGATATTAGATTTAATTTTATACCATATATTAGAAAGAAGAAAGGTGATAGTAATATAAGAACCCTTACATTGGATAACATGAGAGAGTTATATAAAAGAATATGTATATATAACAACACACAATCAAGTGGATTGGCAAGTTTAATAAATGATTTGGACCATTCAAAATTAGAAATGTATAGAAAGTTCTGTCAAAACTCAAATACAAGATATTTGTTTGATTTTGTTAAGGGTCATATATATAGATGTGCAAAGAGTAGAGTTCATAACAAAAGGGTTGAAATGAACGACGAGAATATTGAAAAAATAAAGACATTTACATTATTTGAAAAGGATGATATAATGGACGAAGCATGTGAAGATTGTTATTATTTTACATTCTTTCTTAAATATGCAATGAGAAATGGGATATTAAAAAATAAACAATGAAAGATATAGTTTTTTCTGGTTCATTAAAGAACTTTGTTGAAAATGATATATTACAAGTCTCCTGGAATCTATTTGAGGAGTGTAATTATAATTGTTATTATTGTGGTACAAAACAAGGAAGATATTGTAAAGATGCTGGGAATTATCTAACACCTGATGGAAAGTGTAATAGTTGGGATATGGATAAAAATCTCATAGAAAATGTAATAACAGGTATAGCAGAAGAAAAACATAAGAAAATAGATTTTACAATATCAGGTGGTGAACCAAGTATTCTAAAAGAGGATACATTTTTATTTCTATTGAATCAAATGAAAGATAAACTTTCAGATTCACTTATAACAATTAGATATATGACAAATTTATCTAATGATGTATCATATTATAAAAACATTTGGTCAATTCTCAAAGAAAAGAATATATTATTATGTACCACAATACATTATCTAATGGGATTAAAAACTTTTGAGAAAAAGATTAATAAGTTGATTAATGAACCAATTATAATAGATTTGAGAGTACCAATATCTTGTAAGTATTTAACAGAATCCCTTAAAAGATATAATTATTTAAAAAAATTAACGGGTGATAATATCTTTGTAATACCAAAGTATATTATGGAGTATGAGTGTGGTATTGATAATACAGTATTGAAATGGTTATTAAATGAGAATGAAAAAATTGTAAAAAAACAACCAGATATGATGACATTTGATACTGTATTTTTTGATGGTATAAATTTCACTTTAGAAAAACATAACAGGGATATTTATTCACAATACTATAAACAAAAAATAAAATGGGTTTGTGATTTAAGTAAAAACAAATTTATTGATTTTAAAGGTAGAACCTGGAAATGTATTAATGATTCTAATCAAAATAAATTTAGTAAAAGAGATAGAGTTATATGTTCAAATTCAATGTGTTCATGTGGTCAGTATATTCCTAAGATGAATTTAAAATATTTCGGTAATTCCAATTTAATAAAAAATATGTATGATGGAAGTTGATATATTACACCACTGTAGTTCTTTTCATCCATTTAATGGTAATATATTTTATCACTTTGAGTATTTTATATTCTTATTAAAACGGGGTGTGGATGTAAGATTGGTTTATACACCTGGTTATGATATTGAATATATCATATCTGTAATGGAAGATAGATATGACTTGAAAGGTTTAAGTTATAGAAATAGAATATTCAATGATGGTATAACAAGAACGTCAAATGTCATAACAAATACAAAGGTTTTATATGATGTAAAGGGTGAAATAAAAGCAGATAAAATTCACTTAGTTAATACTTGGGCATCTTATTATTATAAAGATGATATTGGAAAATACAAACAAGATAAAAATATAATTGAGTATAATGAATGTCCTCTTATAGGTGATGTAAATTATTTAAGACCAATATATTTTGATTTATTGAAAAAACCAAATATAAGTGAAGATAGAGTTTATCTACATTTATCAGGTGTTAGAAAGATAAATTTCAGGGAATATGTAAAATATGTCCTACCGATTATAAAAGGTAGAAAGGTATTGGTATCTTATCCTGAATCCCAGAAAGATGAATTTTTTTATTTGAAAACCTCCAATGTTGAAAGTTATATAAGTCATGTACCAAATTTATTTGAAAAATTCAACACTTATTTTTATATACTTCTACATGGTAAAGATTATAGTCCAAGAATGTTGATTGAATCCACATATCTGGGTAAAGAAATAATCTATATTAATAGGACACAAAATTTATCAAATAGATATAAAGATTGTTTGTGTAAAGAAATAGAAAAATATAGAATGAGTGGAAATGATAAATTATTAGGGTGTTTTTTATGATAGAAAGAATAGAAGGTGAAAAAGATTATAGTCCTTATATAATATGGGAAATAATTGAAAAATGTAATTTTAATTGTGGTTATTGTACTTTTGTAAAAAATCCAAATTTTAATTGTATCTCAAATATAAAAAGGGGTATTGATACAATAACATCATCAACTGAATATCCTATAATAGATTTTACTGGTGGTGAACCAACATTACATCCTGATTTAAGTGAGATTTTAGATTATTCAACTGAAAAAAGTAAAAATGATGTTTATGTAACAACAAATGCATCAATGAATGTTAATGAGTTAAATAGGGTATTGGATAATGTAAAACATAAACAAAAATTAGGTTTTTATTTAACATATCATCACAAACAAACAAATATATCACAGTATATTGAATTTGCAAATATGTTAAAAGATAATAACTGTAAAGTCTTTATTAAATTTTTATGTGATCCAAAGGATTTTAATGGTATAAAAAAATCATATGAGTATATAAAGAATATTCCTTACGATAGATTTTTTATGAAATATAGGTGGAATCATAGAAAAGAAGGTGTATATACAAATGAATATTATGAATGGATTATTCAAAATTCAAAATCAAATGATATATATTTCAATGTTAGTTTTAATAATGAAAAAACTAAAAAATATTATTATGACTCATTAGTATATGAGGGTTTAAACAATTTTCAAGGTATGTATTGTAAGTGTTTATATTTATTATATATAAACATATTAGGAAGAATATATCCAAGTTGTTTAAAAGAAATGATGAGTTCATCAATAGGAAATTTATATACTTTACCAAATTTAAATTATATATACAATGATAAAGATAGAAAAATAAGATGTATAAAAGATGAATGTACAGAAGTGATAAACAATCCTGATAAGTGGAGAAATAAATGAAATCAATTTTTGTTGTTATGAGGTCAGAAGGAGATAATGAGAATCCATTAACAGCATATTCAATTGCGAAATCTATGATAAAAGGACTTGATTTGGCAATTTTGAATTTTCCAAGAATTGATAAAAAAGATGTGATATTTACTAATAGAACCGATTATACGGAGCCTTATATCTATGGTCAAACCATTGATGATGTAGTTGATAAAAAAGCAATACTAAAATTAATTGAAAATTATAATAACAATAGAGATTTTCTAAGGAATATAAAAATACCTAAGTTTAGAAGTAAATTTATAGATTCTATTTATAAAGAGGCTTGTCGTGTTTCAAAATATGATGTTGTATTTTTTTCTATATTTAGGTATCATTTTCTTTATCATTTATTATTGGCTGCTATAGCAAAATCATTAAATAATAAATTGAAGGTTGTTGTGGGTGGACCACAAATTATATTGTCTTCCTTATCAAGGGATATACTATTAAACTGTCCATTTGTTGATAAAATACTTGTCGGTAATGTTGAAGATTGTATAGATGAATATAATAAACCAGAAAAATTGTCATTTGTTAAGAACAAAAACATTATAAATTCTATAATACCTAATTATTATCCTTTTACAAAATTTTTTAATAATACAGTTAATCTATTTACAAGTAGAAATTGTAGTTATATTTGTAAGTATTGTCCAAATGGTAATATGAATTTAAAATATTCTAAAATAGATTTGAATACTGTTGATATATGGTTAAATTATTATAAAAAATGTAATATATATTTTACAGACCCATATATAAATCTAATAAGAAAAAGATTTGATGAAATATTAGATATGTTAAAAAAGACAAATTTTCCTGACAAATATACTATGTGGTTACATTCCAAGAAATTGAGTTTTCTTCAAATAGATAAATTAATAGAACTACAACCTAAAAGGTTATGGATGTCATATGATGTTGTGGATGTTGGATTAAGTAAATCAATGGCAAGACCAATTGATAAGTATATTGATGAAAAAATAGTTACTATAACAGATGGTGATATAAATTTGGTAGTTCCTTTTATAATTGGACTACCAGGTGAAACAAATTATACATTTGATAAAACATTAGAAAAAATAGTGCAGTTAAAAGATATATGTAACAAAAAGTTACAAATTGAAATTTTTCCTTACTTACATAATGTTGGTTCACCTCTATTTGATAGTGACCCAAATTATAAAAATGGAATATCCGAAACTATAATGAAAAAAAGATTGGTTAAGATAAAAAAATTAATCGGTAAATAATGTTTACATATTGTACAAGATAGTGTATAATATCTCTATTAGTTAGTTATATAAAGGAGTTAAATTGTGAAAAAGTTATTTGTTACGGATACTCATTTAGGTTTACAAAAATCATCTGACTTGTGGCATAATGTAACATTGAATCTTTTCAATGATATAAGAGATTATTGCTCAAGAAATAACATAACAGATATTATTCATTTAGGTGATTTCTTCCACGATAGAAAATCTTTAAATACAAAAACACAGGAAGTTGCACATACAATTGCAAGAATGTTTGAAGGTTATAAACTTTTTATAATTGTAGGTAATCACGATACCTATTTTAAAAATCAATTACACCCAACAACTCTTGAATTTCTCAAGAAATATCCATGGATTTCAATTATAGATGAGGTAACTCATATTGATGAATTAACATTATGTCCTTGGGGTAAAATACCTCAATACCAAGGCGGTTATTGTTGTGGCCATTTTGAGTTATCAGGTTTTCATATGAATAACTCATATGTATGTGAACATGGTATTGACCCCAAAATTTTAAAAGATTTTGAACATGTTTATTCCGGACATTTTCATACACCATCAACTAAGGGAAACATAACATATCTTGGTTCCGCTTTTCCTCAATCATTTCACGATGTAAATTCACCACGAGGATATTATACATTTGATAATGGTGTATTAGAGTTCATTGAGTTCTTAGGTGCACCTAAATTTATAAAATGTAATACAAAAAATTTTGAATCGGTGGATTTAAAAGATAATATAGTAAAATTGACATTTTTAGAAGATTATGGAACTGTTAAGAATCAAAAGATTATTGATAAAGTAAATTCATTGAATCCACTGAAGTTGGATGTAAATTTTGAAAAAATAACAACAGATGATAATGAAAAACTGGTGTTAGATGCATTTGAATTACCTGAACATAAAGATATTATAAAGAAATATGTTGAAAATGTTGAAAAATTACCAACTAACATCAATAAAGACTTATTAGTAAAAATGATGTATAAGTTAATGGAGGAAATACAATGAGTAGTTTACCTGAAATGACAGGTGGTGTTGATCTTTCTAATTTAAAAGATGGTTGGTTTGAATTAAATTTAGAACAAAATGATTACTGTTTATATGGTGATTTTTGTGGAATTGATAAAAATACAAGTGGCAGATTATGCATATATTGTATATATAGAAAACAACTTGATATACCAAAAATGATAAAATGTAAAATGAAAGAAAAACATGAGAAATTAGAAAAAGAAAAATTAGAAAGAGAAGAATTGATGCATGTACAGGTGTGAGGAGATAATAAAATGAGTGATACAATTGTGGTGGTTAGAAAACCAAATCCAGATTTATTTGATGGACCAGATGCAATAAAAATTCAATTTCTTAAACCAATTTTTGAAGATGATTTTATGGAAAGAGGAATGTTAGCGTGGTTTATAAGATATGAGTGGGATAATAAATCAGATTGCTATGCATTATATTTTGATTTTGAAGATTTTGAAAATTATAATAAAAAATATTTTACAGAGTCATATTTTGAAAATATTGATACAAAGAAGTTGGTTGAAAAAGGTCATCCAAAGAAATCACTATGGACAGCATTAGAAGCAGGTTATTATAAACCTAAAATGAGAACATATCTTTCATTACCTAATGATGAAAGGGATGATAAGAAATTTAAACAATATTTATTGGAATATATAACACCGATATATCTTAAAGAAATTTAAACAATATTAAAAATAGAAAGGTAGAAATAAAATGGGTAGATTTGTAGATGCTGATGAGGATGTAACTAATGTTGTAAGTGCTGTGAGAGAACAATATTTTCCTGAACTTGCAAGTGCTGAAATAAAAGTTATTATGGACCAAAAGAAACGAATGTCAGGTGGTAAAATTGTTCTTGGTAGAATGAAGAAAACCAATGAACTTGAAAGACACCTTAGTGCAAATGAAACAGGTACACAAGAAGGTTATGATTATATAATGTATCTTGATGAGTTGACTTGGAATCTTTCTGACCCAGATCAACGAAAGAAACTTGTAAGACATGAGTTGAGACATTGTGAAGTTGACAATGAATCAAACACAACTCCTTATAAGGTAAAAGGACATGATATTGAAGACTTTGAAGATGAAATTCGCTTAAATGCTGATGACCCAGGTTGGGCAAATAGATTGGGTGAATTAGTTAAACTTGAGTATGAAGCAGAAGCTGAGAGAAGGAGAGGTTAATATGTTTAGTTGGTTGTGGGGTTGTATAGTATTGTTTTTGAAATGTTCATTGGGTGGTATGTTATTGTCTATACCATTTGGAATAATATGGTTAATTATATTTTATTTTATTTTAAAAAATAATATTTAAAAGTAGGTTATAATATGTTAAGTTTGGACTACATTAAATTTAAAAACTTTTTATCTTTTGGAAATAGATTACAAGAAATACCAATTTTAAATGGTGTGAATATTGTATTAGGACATGACAAAGATAAAGATAAATCAAATGGAGCAGGGAAAAGTTCTTTTCTTGAGACTATTCCCTTTGCTCTATATGGTCAAATTCATAAAGATGTGAAACAAGAAGATATTATCAATTGGAAAAACCGAAAAGATTGTTATGTTGAGTTAGGTTTTTCTAAAGGTGATAAAAGATATATTGTAAAACGAGGTATGAAACCTAAAGTTTTTGATATTTATGAAAATGATATTCTATTGGATAAACCAGCACACTCAAAAGATTATCAAGTAATATTGGAAAATATTATAGGTTTGAATTTTCAGACATTTATGTCATTGGTTCATACAAATATAAACTCATCAACACCTGTGTTGGCAATGAGTAAACCAGATAAAAGAAAATTTATAGAAAAAATATTTGGTCTTGAATTATATGGACTCCTTAATGAGTTATCTAATACAAAGTTAAAATGTTTAAATGATAACATAAGAGAGTTTTCAATTAAAATTGATAGTAATGCTGTTAGGTATAATGAAATAACATCAACAATAAAATCTTTAGAATTGAAGGTTAATCAAAATAGTAGAACCAGTATTGAATTGACTGAAAAAGAAGAAACACTAAATTCATTGAAAGAAAAATTTGAAAATGGTAAAGAAGAATTGTATGATATAAAAGAAGATTTATTGGTAAAAGAGAGTGATATAGCCAGAATAAATCTAATAATGAATAACATTAAGAATAAGAATATCAATACAATAAATTACAAGATTTTACCACCGATAAATTCACGATATAAGATATTATTGGAATCAAAAAAACAGTATGATGATTTAAAAGATCAAATTTTAGAATTGGAAAAATTAAAGACTGAATATGAATCATCTTCAAATGTCAATATATTGATAAGTAATAAGATTGGAGAAGTATCAAAAAATGAAGAAGAAAGAATATCTTTAAAAGATAAGTGGATGAGTATTGAGCATATAATAATAAACCTTAATAAAGATATAAATTCAATAAATTCAAAGATAACTTCACTACAAAAAGATGCGGTGTGTCCTACTTGTGGTCAAAAAATAAAAGATGTTCCTGTTGAGCAAATAGAAATATTAAAAAATGAAATTGAAGAAAAGAAAAATGCTATACCCTCTGTTGAACGGGAATTAATAAACCTTAAAAAACAAGTAAAGGACAGTGAAGATTTTATAGATGATTTAAAAAACGAGAGAGATAAGTTAAGAAATGTTTATAGATTTATGTTAAACATAGAGAATAAGTTATCTAATGTAGTTGAGATAAAAGAAAGTGATTTGGAATTATTAGTTAAGAAACAGTCAAAATATGATAGGGTTATAAAGAGATTAAATGTTATATCAGATAAATTAAACTCTAATAAATTAACTAAAATCAAAAGTATGAATCTTCTTGAAGAAAGAAAGAGTATAATTGAAAGTGAAATCAAGAAGATGGATGATATACGAAATGATATAAAATTTTTAAAAGAAAAAATAAAATTAGAAGAAGATAACAAAAAAGAAATGGTTGAGTTGTTAGATAAACAAAAAGCCATTTTAGGTACAATAGAAACTGATAATAAAAATTATAAATCTATGATTGATGCTAAAACCAAGATGATTGATTATCTTGACGCCATTAAATGGGTTTGCAAAGATGAGAATATTAAAAAGTTTGCTATATCATATAAAATGCCATATCTTAATGGTAGAGTAAATCATTATTTATCAGAGGTGGGTTATGGTTTTTATGCAATAATTGATAAGTGGTTAGATACTATAATAAAAGCACCTGGTATACCGAATGGAAGTTATGGTTCATTATCTGGTGGTGAAGCAAGAGGTATTGACCTGGCATTACAATTCGCAATTCATGATATTGCACGTTTACAATCTGGTATATGGCCTGATACCATAGTTATGGATGAAGTACTTGACAGTAGTATTGATGGTAGAGGTATTGAAAAAATAATGGGTATAATAAAAGCAAAACAAATAGAACAAAATAATAAAATATTTATTATATCACATAGAGAAGAAATGGACCAGTTTGAACCAGATAATATTTATTTTGTAGAAAAATCAGATGGATATTCAAAGGTGGTAGTAAAATGATAAGATGTTTATTTAATATACATAAATGGATAAGAGATTCTGAACTTGAAGATGAGTGGGGTATGGATGCCTCTTATTATTGTAAAAGATGCGGTTTAATAAAGCAAATTACATTTAGCGGTAATACCTATAAGTTATATAGGTATTACCGTGAATGGTTAAAAACTGCTGGTTGGGGTGTTATGATTGGATATGATACCGTATTTGCAAAGTCAGTTGATGAATTTAAAAATGATAAACCAGAAAATTGTTATATATATGAAAATGATATAAGAACAAGAAATTTTAAATTTGGTTATTATCTTTTTGTAAAAATTGTAGAACCAAAACATTTACATAAAAGTAATGATGAGTTATCTAAAATATATGGAATGATAAAAGATTAAAAGATGAAAATATCGTATTGGGTAATTGAAAATCCAAAAGAAAATGTTTGTATAATTTTAAAACAAAGTTTTAATGGTGCCTCATTTGTTAATTTTGTTTCAGAACTTGAAAGTATAATTAAAAATATTGTATTGGCAGTGGTTTTTGAAAACCAATTTAAGGCTCTTTTAAGACTGGATAATGATACAAAAATTTATATAATAAAAGAAACATTATCGGAAGAATTTTTTAGGGGTAGAAGATTTTCTGCTTTATTTTTTCAAAGAGGCATTGATGATCATAATTTATGTATTGCGGCATCGTGTTTAGACCCGATAAAAGGATATATGGTTCAAGAATTTATTTTAAAAGAATAAATGTTTACTTTTTTGCTTTTTATGATATAATTATAGATAATTGGGTGTAGAAATGTTTGATGATTTAATTAAAGAAAAAGAAGAAGATAGAATGGTTTATTGCACTATAACAGGCAGATATAGGTATTTGTTTGATGGTTATAAAAGGTGCAGACATTGGAATGAATATGGATGTGATAAGTATTTGGTAGGTGGAAATTTTAATTGTAGTATAGAGGAGAATTGAATGAATTTTGATGAGTTGAAAAAAAGTATTGATAAAAATGTGAAAGGAGTTCATTGTTCAGTTTTATCTGAGTCAGATATAGCAACAAATAGATTTTGGGTAAGAACGCCTGCTTTAGATTTAAACAGAATACTTTCAGGTTCCCTGTATAAAGGTATTCAGTCAAGAAATCTGGTAGGCATTGTTGGTCCTGAGCATACAATGAAATCATCTTTTATGATTCTATGTATGGTTGAGGCTCAAAAAGAAGGTAAATCTGTTATTATAATTGATACAGAGGGTGGTATAAGTGCTGAGTTTTGTGAAAGATGGGGTTTGGACTCAACAAAGGCATTTCTGATATATACTCCTTGGATTGATAGAGTAAAATCTGTAATTGCTCAAATAAAAGATTCAAATGAAACAGATTTAATTATAGGATTGGATTCTGTTGGTGGTTTAGATAGATATAAATCTTTTGAAGATGCTCAAAAAGGTGACCCAAAAGCAGACCAAGGTTTACTTCAAAAAGAAATAAGAAGTATGTTGAAACTTCTTCTTAATATCTGTGTTGGTCAAAACAGTATAGGTATATGTACAGGACATGTTTATGGTATGCCAAGTTCAGTTCCTATGCCTGACCAAATTGGTGGTGGTAAAGCAATGAGATTGTTTCCATCTGTTTTAATATCATTGAAGAAAAAACAATTGGAAGAAAATGGTGTTATTGTTGGTAATGAAATAGTAGCCACAACAATTAAAAATAGAATGTATCCACCATTTCAAAAAGCACTGGTACATTTAAATTATACAGATGGTATTCAACCATATGCTGGCTTGATTGAGTTAGGTGAAAAAGCAGGTTTAATTGAAAAGACAGGCTCATGGTATAAAATAAAAGAAACGGGTGAAAGTTTAGGTCAAGGGTCAACAAAGGCTATGGAAGCATTTGAAAATCATCCAGAATTTTTAGAGAAGATTGATAACTTTCTAAAAGATACAGGATATTCAACAATTTCAGATGAGATAAAAGAAGCAGAAGAATTGGTGTTGAAACAATTAGGACCTCAAAAAGAATTTGTAAGTGAAGATGTGGATATAGATATAGAAGTTAATACCATAACAGAACCAGAAGAAAAGAAAGTAAAAAAGATAAAAAAGAGTAAATCTTAATAGGAGAAATTTGTTAATGACTAAAAAAATTATAATAACAGGTGGATGTGGTTTTATAGGTCACCATGTAGTTGAGCACTTTTTAAAAAATACTGATTGGAAAATTGATATTTTTGATAGAATGACATATGCATCTGGTGGTCTAATTAGAATTAGAGATATTGATGTTTTTGAAAAAGATAGTGGTAGAATAAATTTTTACGCTCTTGATATTACAAGACCAATATCATACGGTATTTTACAAGAATGTGGTGATGTTGATTATATATTACATATGGCAGCAGAAACTCATGTTGATAATTCAATAACTGACCCAATGAAGTTTGTATATTCAAATGTTGTTGGAACAGGTAATATGTTAGATTTTGCAAGACAATGTGGTGATTTAAAAGGTTTTTGTTATTTCTCAACTGATGAAGTATTTGGACCCGCACCAGAAGGTGTGTTATATAAAGAATGGGATAGATATAATAGTACAAACCCATATTCCGCAACAAAGGCTGGAGCCGAACAACTTTGTTTATCTTATATGAATACTTATAAACTTCCGGGTTTTATTATAAGATGTATGAATGTGTTTGGTGAAAGACAACACCCCGAAAAATTCATTCCTATGATAATTCGCAAAGTAAAAGAAGGTGATGTGGTTACAATACATTCAAATAAAGAAAAAACAAAATCAGGTTCTCGTTTTTATATTCATGCAAGAAATGTTGCCAATGCAGTTCATTTCTTATTGGATAAATTTGAACAAAGAGAGTTTTATAATATTGTAGGTGAAAAAGAGTTGTCAAATTTGGAATTGGCCCAAACAATAGCCAAAATAATGAATAAAGAATTAAAATATGACATGGTTGATTTTCATAGTTCAAGACCTGGACACGATCTAAGATACTCCTTGGATGGTTCAAAAATGGCATCAATGGGTTGGATTGTACCAAAAACCATTGATAAATCATTGGAAAAAGTTGTTGATTGGACTTTAAAAAATGAAAAATGGTTATATTTAGGGGGATTTTAATGATTAAATGTATAAATAGATGTGAATTTCAACATTTTGAGGATGATGTATTTTATTGTAATTTATATGAAATTTATTTAAGTGCAATGATAAATGATAATAATAAAATAGAAGTTCATAGGTGTAGTAAATGTGTTAAAGAAGCGGTAATAGGAACAGATTCAAAGGATGAGTTTGTTAGAAAGATAAAACAACATCTTGGATGGTTAATGGATTCATTTTACTCTTTAAAAGATGATATGGAACAAGAAGTAACACACTTATATAGAATAATAAAGGATTTAGAAGAAGATGAAACTGTCTGTTTTTCAAAAACTATTGGTGATAGAAGAAGACAATCAAATGACAAAACTGAGGAAATATGACCGATTTCTTTACGGAGTCAGTATGATAGAACAAAAAGTATCAAAAGATGTAGGAAATGAGATAACTTACTATGAGGTGATCTCAAAAAAAGAAAATTCTGTTGAATATAAACCCATATATGATGTTATGGAAGAAGATTAGGAGGATGTTTTAATGGCTGATAAAGCAATTTTTATTTGGAGATTTGATTATGAAATGTCTGTTGATAGAGACACTACATGGACCGCTCATATAGCAGGCTATAATGAAGATCAATGTAGAGAATATTTACATAAGGTAGTTGGAGCAGGAACAAAGGTATCATCCATTAGTCAAATATGTAGATTGGATGCAATATCTGATGAATTTAGAGAAGTTATTGTAGAAGCCGCTTCACCAAAAAGAAAAGGTCCAGGAAGACCACCAGCAAAGAAATAATATGATAGGTATACATAACATAGATGTATATTTAGCAAAAAAATTAGAAAGTGTTTTTTCTATACTGAATTTTGAACAGGTCATTGATTTTCCTAAAATTGATGGTCTGTTCATTGATTGGGTAAACAAAGAAAATCAACTATTCATAAAACAAGCGGCAATAATTGATAATTATGTTAGAAAAAATATACCGATTATTATTTTTGATAGATATATGTCAATTACTGGTCAAGAATTTTCATGGTTGAAAAAATTTAATGTTTATTTTTTTGAACCTGCAATTAATAATAGGTGTGAATTTGAATATTTACCTCAATGGATGCCTATAGATGAAAATCCAAAAAAACATAGAAATGATGTGAATTATAGTAATGACCTTGGATATACAGGTATTTTAAATGATAAGGTTGAAATGTTTGAAAAGTATTATAGGAATTATTCTAAATTGTATCCAGATAGAAAGGTTGTTTATAACACAAATGACCAATTGATTACATCAAAAATTGATGATTGGAATGAATGTAATTTAAAAATTGTTGATGGTTATAATTTTAACAATTTAATTTTAATAGATTCTAAAAGAAATATAGAAATTGGATATATGAGAGAAGATTTTTATAAATTATTAATCAATAATATATTACCGATATTACCAAGAGAAAATAAATATTTTGGGTGTTTATTTAAAAATTTATGTATTGAGAGTCTAAGAGATATTGAATATTATGTCAAAGCATTTAGAGACCCAGGAATAAGATGGGCTGTTATAGATGATATTTTTATTGATATTAAAAGATTTTACCCTGAGTTTACAATAAATTATGTTTGTGATAAAATAAAGGATAAATTAGTGTAAAAATATAAAAAGAAAGGAAATATGTGATGAAGGTAGATGTGACAGTTTCAAAGAAAATGACAATTAATTCGGGTAATTATTCAAGTTTACAACCGTCGGTTTCCATAACATTAAAAGATGTGGATATGGAAAATTATAAAGATAATGTTTATGATTTAACTGTTTTGGTTGATTCTCTGTTCACCGAAAATCTTATTGAGCATTCTGAGTATATGCAAGTAATAAAAGATCATGGTTTACCACGGGCTCTTGAAGCAATTGATAAAGAAATGATGAAAAATGAAACAGAAAGTGCAATAAAAAGACTAACAAAATAAGGTGATTAAATGAGTTTATTTGATGATATTTTAGGGTCCGATGAAAAAGAAGAAGAAAAATTAGAACTGGATTCGGATCCAGATTTTTTTTCTGAATTTGATTTAGAAAAAGCATTAAATGATGTTTTTGATGAATCAGATAAAAAGACATGGAGTGAAAACGAGAAAAAAGCAGTTGAAAAATCTGCAAGTAAAGTGTGGCTACCAAAGAAAACTGTGAAGGAATATTATGAAAACAGAAATAAAGATAGAAAGAAAAGTAAAAAATTCTAAGTTGTTAGTTGTAACACCTTTATTACCAAATCATAAAATATCAGATGATACTAAAAAAACTATAAAAAGAAATGATATTGAGTTTGATTGGATACAAGGTATCGGTGAAAATAACATACCAACAAATGTTCAGAATGCATTAGCAGAATATGAAAAGTTATATGGTATATTGAAATATTATATTATGATTGATAATGATATAATATTGGGTAGACATATGCTTGATAAATTATATGAGGTAATTGAAAAATCACCAAATAATGTGGCATATGCCTATGCGAATTTTGAGTTTAAAGGTTATATAAATGCATCATTTCCAGCAATTCCATTTGACCCGAAAAGATTAATGTATGCAAATTATATATCATCAAACTCAATGTTCAAATGGGATATAGTAAAAAAGGTTGGTTTAGTTACAGATGATAAGTATAAAAGATTATTGGATTGGGCATTCTTATTGAAATTATATGATAATGGTTATATAGGAACACCTGCAAAAAATGCATCATTTATTGCCAAATCAACAAGGGATGATATATCTGCTGGTAATAGAGAAGACTATAATATTAAATCTAAAAGAGTTCGTGAAGACTTTATAGATAGGATTGTAGAGAGAAAATTTATTTAATCTCTAAGAAAAAAGTAATTAAACATAATACCCATGAAGATAATAAAGATTGGGTATTTAATTATTTTAACTATGCTTAATATTAAAACTAATAACACATACTTCATTATTTTCCTTTAGCGGAGGGAGAATCTCCCTCCGCTAAAATTATTTAATCATCATCTTCTACTTCAAAATCATCATCGTCGTCATCATCATCACCACAGTCACAATCTCCACCACAATCGCAACCATCATCTTGTGAAATGCAGCCTTGATTTTGACTTCTACCTGTATCCCACACACCACCATCTGTTTTCCAGGAATTTCCATCATCTTTCGCATTCCAGATATTACAACTTTTTTCAACTTCGGATATCTTCAAAGTTTTTCTAACAGGAGGAGCATCCATAGAGTCGTCTTGATTGTCAAATATGTCATTGCCACCCAAAATATCACTAACATCGCCTAAAATATCATCAAACATTCCCATTTAAGTATTCCTTTCTTATTTGTTCTTCAAGGTTAATTTTACTTTTAAACGAAATCAGATTTTTAGCATCGTAAATATCTGCTACGTTCATCATTGTACCTATCATATCACTTTTGGGATCAGATGTAAACTTGTGATCAAAAATTTTCGCTAATTCAAAAATACTTGTTGGTTCACCGGTTCCTATATCAATCGGTTTTTCTAATTTTATATTCCAGGCAAGACAATTAAATATCGCTGCACATATATCACTTATATGTATAAAATCTCTTTTTTGTAGACCATTACCATTTATAACTATTTCTTTGTTCTCTCTTTTTGCTTTTACAAATTTAGAAATCACTGTTGATTTTGTTTCAAGATAATCAATACCACCATATATGTTGGTAAATCTCAAAATATTTATTTTACTTCTTGGTGATCTATTTATTTTTTCTGCTTCACATTCTGCCATATACTTTGTTAATGCATAGTAATTGGCTTTTGGTGTTTTTGCGGCCTGAGAAGATGCGAATATAACTGGAATTTTACTTTGTTCCGCACTACTAAATATTCTCATTGTTGTTGATATATTATCATTATATGCTTGTTTAAGGTCATCAGAACAAGCCTTTATACCAGATAGGGCCGCTAAATGTACAATGCACTCTATTTCATTTTTTAGTATAAAATTATAATCAATTCTATCAGCTTCAATTCCTATTTTTCTATCAACCTCTACAATTTCATAATAATTTTTTGTTAAAAATGGTATTAAATTTTTACCTATATATCCTTCACTACCTGTTACAGCTATTCTCATTACATTTTCTCCTTTAAGAGTTTCTTTATAAAAAACACATATTCTTTTGGATACTCTTTATTCCAATATCCATTCCATATTATTTTTATCTCATTTCTATGTTCTATTATAAAATCGGAAAATATACCTGAATTTTTAATATATGAATAATGTTTCCGAGGATTACCTGGAACATCATTTAATGTTATCATATAACCACCTTCTCTTATAGCGTTCCACATATTTTCAAGTGATAACTTATAATCAGGTGTGAGACCCAGTACATGATGTGAGAAAACATAATCCCAATCTTTATAATCCCAATGTTCATCACATAGATTTCCCCACTCCACTGGTCTACCTAAATTTTTAGCATAGTTTACATAATTATGAGATATTTCTAAACCAAGTGAAAATATTCCATTCATTTGTAGCCAGTTACAAAATTGTCCATCTTTTGTTCCTATATCTAAAACTTTAAATTTTTCTTTTTTAAATGGGTCAATTTTTGCAAGTTTTAAAGACCATTCCCAAAGATTCTTACATCTATCAAATGATTCCCAATCTCTTATAGGGTCACTCTCTAAAACATTTTCAATATATGTTCCTTCATAATCCAATTTTTTATTAAACTGATTTTCTTTTTTTATAATTTCACAATCAGTTATTTCCTTCATTTCTTTCCACTTAGTCATTATTATAACCTTGTTCCAAACTCATTAACATATCCTTCTTTATTTCCAGTGTTAAACCCTTCTTCAAATCCGAGACTATATCCTTCTCTATGTCCAATCTCAAATCCATTGTCGTATCCATTATTATACCCATTTTGATATGCTTCATTATGTTCTCTATAATCATCTTCAATAAATTCTTGACCATTTTTATTTGATAATGCTACTTTAAAACCTCTTTTCTCACCATTATCAAATCCAATATCATAACAGGTATCAATAACATCTAATATAAAATCCATATCTTGTGTAGGATTTTCTTCAAAATATTTTTTTATATCATCTATATTAACATTTTTTAAATCCAACATTTTTACACTCCATTTTTTATTTTTCTTATATTATAATATATTTTCAAATTCTTTTGGTATTCTTTCCAGTTTTGTTTTCTCTGCACCAAAGTGTATATGATAATTGGGTTCATAAAAATAAGACTTAAAACTTTCTTCATCCGTAAAAATTGGAAATATTTTATTCTCTATTCCTGACAAATCATGTAATAAATATTTTCTTTTACAATTAGTATAATCAACTCTATGTAAATGACAAAGAATTAAATTTTTATCTGGTTTTTCATGTTCTTTACCTTTTGTATAATGTCTTCCTCTGGACCAATTTGTTTCTTTTGTTACTATTGACTCTTTATCATATGTATTAAGTCTTATCCACCAATTTCTTTGTTTTATCAATATAGGTTTATTCCAATCTAAATGATCTTCGTTCAGCATGTGCATTACTTCATATCCTGTGCATCTTGTAATTTCATTACTTTTATTGTTTTCTATGTAATCTCTCAAATTTCCATGTTTTGTAAATATAAATTCATCAGCGTCCACGGATACAACATAATTATACTCTTTCAATAATTCAATATGTTTTTTAAGCATTATTTCGTATATCCAATCATGATTACAAAACTTCACATTTTCTCCAACTATTTCAACATTACATTTCAAATCTTTTGTACTTCCATCTGTACTACAATGGTCTAATACATATAGATTTTCCATACCAAATAATTCTGAGTAATACTTTATCCATAATGGTAAAAAATGATATTCATTTCTAAATAAACCATAAACTGCACAAAATTTCTTCATATAAAATCCTTATGCTCCATATCATCTTCAAATTCATTTTTAATTTTTCCATATTTTTTCCAATCATCTAACATATTGATATTATTCGTAAAAACACATCCTCTACAATCAATTTTTATATTATGTTTCATTTTAATTTTACCATCCAAAAAATCAAGTATTTCTGATGCTTTACATATCTGGTATTTTCTATCAAACATTTCAACACCATCATTTAATACAATACTATCACACGGATATACCGTACCGTTATCTATTTCACTTAAATATGGTCTGAAATATGCTTGGTGACATATATCGGATAATGGCGTATTATGTATTTTATATTGACAAAAAAATATTTCATCATCAATAGATTTCAATATTTTATAAATTCTTTTATATTCTGATTTCAACTTATCCTGTTCATATAAACAATCTGGTAATATTCTCACATACTTAGCTCCAAGATTATGTGCAAATTTTGCTATTTTCTTCATCTCTTCCAAAGTTTGACCTGTATATACAAAAGAACAGCCTAATGTACCTGATATTTTGGGAATACTGATAATTTTTTCCCAATCCTTAAATATATTTATACTTATTCTTACCCAAGAAAACTCATTCCAACAATCAACATTATTGGCTCTTGTTCCATTGGTTATTAAAGCAACTGAAAGTTGCTTATGTTTCAACCATTTGACAAGTTCATTAAAATATGGATATAATGTTGGTTCACCGCCACCAGTAAGAATAACAGCTTTCAATCCACGGTGACATAACTTTTCAACATAATCCATTATAGTGTGAAATTCTATTCTGAAATGTTTATCACGTTTCTTTACACTACAATAACTACAATTCAAATTACATGAACCTTCTGGTGATATATGTGTTGATATTATTGAATTATTAGTACCTTTTCGGTAGTTATTCATTTTATCCATATGTTTCCAAAATTTTACACCTGTTGATGTAAATTTATGTTCGTTTGTTGTTTTCAAGTACAAAGAATCCATTTCCTTTCTCCCATTCTATCCAATCCTGTTTTACATGTTTCATAAGATATTCTGCTTTTTTTACTTTGAAACCATTTTTTTCAAATTTATCTTTCCACCATTCTAATGATTCTCGTATTATATGTGTTACATCTTCTTCATGTGATGTTATTATATATTTTTCACCATCACCCAATGGTATAGAACAGAATACATTCATACCTATTATATTTAATGTTTTGATAACATTATCTATTTTTTCATATTCTATGTGTTCCAAAACATCTTTACATATCACCCAATTATAAATATCGTTATTATGTGATATAAAAGTTTGATATTTTTCTATAGAATTAATCAAAAAAACATATTCTTTTATATCATCTGGTGCAGAATTTATTGCATATTCACTAATATCAACACCATATGCTTTTCTATGTAATAATCTGAATGCTTTTACCATATATCCTTTTGCACAACCAAAATCAAGTATGGTATCATCTTCTTTTATACCAAGTTGTTCTATTAATGTTGCACAGAAAGGAATAGTTAATTCTGGAATCCATCTATAATTTTCATATAAACTTATTTTTGTTTTTATACCGTTCTCAAAATAATTTATATCATACTCTTGCATAAAATATATCTCTCCATAATTTTCTTATATTATATCATATAAAATTTTAATTGTAAACATTAATTATCAGGATTTGTTAGGTCATAAAATTCAACCCAAGAATATCCAAGGGCTTTGGTTTTCTGTGAAAATCCCATTTCACCATAAACAATAGCATCAAGTTCATAACTTTGACCGAGTGCATATGTAAAGCAACCAAATGTTTTATCCATTTTTTCAAGGAAAGATTTTCTCATAAAATAATAAGATGGTTGTACATGTTTAACATCCTCAAATTTTGCTTTAAATGGTTTACCATTTATATCTCTCCAAACATCAATACTTAATGGACCATAATATTCATATGGGTCAAATTTAAATTTTCTTTCATATGCAGATACAAATGCGGCATTTTTATTAGATATTAATTTTTCTTTTAATATATCATACCAATTTTCTAATCTAAAATGCCAGTCACATTCTTTTGATACCCAATATTCACAATTTACATTCTTCCAACGAGTCCAGATATCCCATAAAGAACCCCATTGCCAACCAATATTTGGTCGTTGATAAATTATTATTTCAACTTTAGAATCATTAAGTTTTTGTCTATCTAAACTTTTTAGATAATTTATACTTTGATCATCCATTAAATGTCCATTAACAGATATAACAAGTTTCATTGAAAAATCCGTTTTAATAGAGTGGGAAGACTTATCAAAAAAATCTATATTTCTTTTTAAATTTTCCATTTCTTGTTTATTATCTGTAGGCTCTCTACATCCATTATCCATTCTTCTTAATCCATCATTTTCGAGAAAAACTGTAAGGTTCAAAATACAATCCGTTTTATCAAAATCTGGATATTGTAATGGGTCAAAAATTCTAAGAATACCATGTTCTTTATTTCTTTTTATCATACTTTACCCAAATCCCCTCTTTGTGATGGTGTTTCTATATAAGGAACCCAAGGTGCCATATATGGTAAATCCATTGTTTGACTATTATGATTTCCACCAGGAACAAGTTGATTATTTTTTCTTTCTAATCTCCATCTTGCCATTCTCCAATCATTTCCAGTATGTCTTACATATCTAAAATCACCTGTTGGACCGTAGATATAGGCACCAATTTTTTCTTCACAATGTTGATTATTTTTTCTTTGTTCATGACTTCCAAAAACATTTGTAAAATTGCCTTCTGGTCTTGTAATACTAAAACCACCAGTTCTTAGCATATTTTTTAATACAAAATCCCTTCTCCATATACCTGGGAGAAACGTCCATCCATGATATATACAAACAGGCATACCACTAAAAAATCTTTGGTCTTGATTCATACCTGGAGATGAATTGACATTTCTTATTTTATTAAAGAAAATAAGGTTTATATTGGGATTATTATCCATAACCCATGTAATTTGATCTATATCAATAGGTCTTTCAAATATCCAATCTTCTTGAATATAAAAAATATAATCAGCGGTTAAAATATTCCTAAAATAATGAGTCAATGTTGAGCCTAAACCTATTGCGGGGTCATTTGTATTAACAGTTAAACCTTTACCTTCAAGATATTTTAAAACTTCATTACTTTCATTTCTAAACACAAAATCTTCATGCACTATAAATTCAGGTCTTTCTCTAATTATACACATTCTATTAAATGAATTTAAGAAATATGGCCATAATTGAGGTCTACTTGAACTTGTAACCAATACTTGTAATTTCATTACACACATCCTACCATTTATTTTTTTTCAATCCTTCTTCATTTAAAACTATTTTTGCCCTGACATTATTATCTTCTTTAAAACCACATTTATTATATAATTTAAAGGCTAATGTATCTTTTGAATTATAACATAACTCAATTGTATCACATCCAGACTCTTTTGCTTTTATTATTGCCAATCTAACTATTGCTTCACCATAACCTTTATTTCTATAACCTTCAGTTGTTTTAACTTCTTCTAATACAGCCAATTTTCTTGATCTCAACTCTACAATATACAAAACAGCTGATGAAATTAAAACATCATTATCTTTTATTTCCAAAAACCTTTTATCCATTTATATATCATCCTTTTCAAACACATTTGCTAAAACAGAACATAACCATGTAAAACCTAATTGTTCTGTTTTATGTGAAAAACCAACTTCACCCAAAACTATACCGTCAAGTGCGTTGCTATGACCTAATGCAAATGTAAAACATCCATAAACATCATCCATTCTATCAAGTAATTTTTTAGTACATAGGTACCAACCACCTCTTGAATGTTTTGATACTCTCACATTAGGTCTATTAATTATATTATTATTACCATCACGCCACACTCTTACAGGTATATTAAAATCTGCATAAGCATGTATATTTGGTAGTGTATGATCTCCTGGTGGCATTCCAATAAATCCTACATCTTTCTTAATTCTACTCAAACATATATCAAACCAACCATTTTGAAAAAACCAAACATCACATTCACATGTACAAAAGAAATCACAATGATTTTTATATCTCATATAAACATCATGTAAACCACCCCATTGCCAACCAACATTTGGTCGTTGAAAAACAATAATATCAATGTTATTCGTCAATCTATTACCTATACTGTTTAAATATTTAACATAAGAATAAGATGATATGCCACCATTTACGGATATACATAATAACATTTTAAAATTTGGATTATTTGAAGGATTGACTTGTTTAAAATTTTCTATTTGAAATTTTAAACATCTAAAATCTCTATCAACACCCTGTCTTCTATCTATATTATCAAAACAAACAGGTAAATGAAAAACTAAATCATATTTTCTGTTTGGGTTTTTTAAGGGGTCAAAGCACCTTACTTTATCAATCATTTTTATAACTTACCTTAAACATGCGATGTAGATGAACTTCTTGTGCTAAATAAGAATCAAATTCTTTTAAAGTATAATTATTATCTTTGCAAAAATTTTCTAATTGATCCATGGTATATGTTACTAAAGCATAGCAATTTTCAATACCATAACATCCACCTTCACCTCTAATCCAATACTCATCACCTATAAACATAGAAAAAACCACATCACATCCTCTCAATAAAGAATTTTTAAATTTCTCCATTACAATTTCAAAATCTTCAATTTTTAAATGTGTGAAAATACTTCCCAATACAATACAATCAACATTTTCAAGTGCCTCTTTTTCTATTTCTGACCCAATAAGATCAAAATGATGTTTTGGATTTGAAAAATATTCTTTAGCAATACTCAATCCAGCGGAACCATCAGGCTCAACACCATAATATGTATAATCTTTTAACCTACCACTAAGAAAATTTGATATTCTACCATTACCACACCCATAATCCAATAATTTTAAACCTTCTTTAAATTTATCCTCTAATGGGTTTATTTGTGCTGACATCCATATATTTGATTTTTGGGGATTTTCAGCACCCCAACCTTTCATTTTAAAATTTGGTCTTATTTCTGGATATCTTGCTGGTATTACTTTAATATTCTCATTACTCATATTTTATTCCTCACTTATAATAAATCTTTTAACGCTTCTTTTAATATTGGTGTAAAATAACATTCCTGTTTTACCAATTCCAAAGCATCATTTGCAAATTGTTCTCTTTCACTTTCATTATTTAACCAATATCTAATATAACTTATTAAACTTTCAATGTTATCATACTCTTTAAAATGTCTCTCAGGTATAAAAGGACCATAACCACCATTTGCCTTTTCTGCCAATACAAATCTCTTATTAGCAATTGCTGGTAATACATGAATTGGTCCGAATGACCATAAATCATGAGCTTTAATATTAAGAACTATTTTTGACCTCATTATTTTTTCTTCTCTTTCAATACCGTATAAACCCTCAGCAAATAGAAGATTCAAATCTTTAAAATTTTCTTGTATTCTATTACATATTTCCTGTCTTCTTGGTGTAATAGAACCCCAAAATAGAACATCAATATCTTTTTTATTTGGTTCTTCAAGACCCATACTATAAGTAGGTGTATATCCCACAGGACAATAAACAACATTATGTGTACCAACAGGAATCTTTACATTTTCATCATACATTTCAAGTACACGATTAAAACCGGCACTTAAATCATATACGCCTTTTTCTCGTCTATTCCATAATTCTTCTGTTTGAAATAATATTCTTATACCATCTAATTTTCTTAATATATTAACATTCCTTAACGCTTTTATAACAATACTAATGTCATAAATATCAGGTGACATTTTTGAATCATCTTCAATAATTGTAGGTACACCAAGTTCTTCAAAAGAATATTTTAACATTTCTGCTGCTTCTGGTATATTAGCAGCTAATATAATTCTACAATTTCTTATCATAATATATTTTTTATTCCTTTACAGTTTTTAATATTACATCAGATACATAATTCACATCATCCAATGTCATATTAATATGCATAGGAAGATATAGATATTCACGTTCTATTCTATCCATATTAGGAAGTATTTGTCTTTTACCACCAAAAGGAGTGAATATATCATTTCTTAAATGTATTAAATCACATTCAACACCTTGTTTTTTAATTTCATCAATATATTTATCTCTATTCTTCATTAAAATAGCAAATAACCAATAACTACCACCTGATATACAAGTAAATTTATGACATAGTTTATCTATATATCTATCTGATAATTTTTTTCTAAATTCTAAATTCTCATCAGAAAAACCCAAACCAACTAAACCCATAGTTGCTTGAATGTCATTCATATGATATTTAAAACCTGGTTCATCCATATTCATACACATTTCACGATCCGATGGAGAAAAGTCAAAATTCTTTTTTGCCCTCATATCACGGTCAATACCAAACCAACGAAGTTTTTTGGCTCTTTCATAATCTTTTTCATTTCTACAAATTAACATACCACCATCACCTGTAGTAAAATGCTTTATTGCTTGAAAACTATAACAAACAAAATCACCATTAGGTTCTTTAATACCAAGTGATTGACATGCATCAACTACAACAGGTATATTATTTTCTCTACAATATTCATAAATTCTATCATCACATGTTATACCACCAAGGTTGACTGTTACAACTGCTTTCGGTTTAACACCAATCATTCTTAATCTATCAATATTTTCAATAAAACTACCCCAGTTCATTGATAGGTTTTCATTAATATCAATAAAAAGAATACCATTAGATGTTATTTTTCTAACCAGTGGTATATTTGTTGCAGTACATGTTAAAACAGGTGTTAAAACAAAATCACCTGGTTTTAAATTTAATAAATAAAATGCCAATTCAAGTGCAGCAGTTCCAGAATTTAATGCGACACAATAATCATAATCAAATTTTTTACCAAACTCAGTTTCAAATTCTTTTACTTTACCTGCTTGTGCAATCCATTTAGAATCAAAAATTTTACCAAGTTCTTCCAACCATAACTCTTTATGTATATTTGGCCAAAATAAATTAACTTTTTTCATTTTAAAAAGAAATCCTCCCAATATTTTGAAACGGCATCCCAACTTCTTGTTTCTCTAACCAATTCACCCAATTTTTTACCCATTTTCTCTCTTTCATTTTTATTATTTTTCATAAAATCAATTGCATTTTCAAATTCTTTAAAAGTTGATATTTTTATTCCATTAATACCATCTTCTATAATATCACCACATAAACCTGCATCTGTACAAATTACTGGAATATTCATTGCACCCGCTTCTAATACTGGCATCGGTCCACCTGCATATTTATCAGGAACAAGATAACAGGATATACTTTTATAAAAGTTATGAACATCATTATGTTCATAATATGATATATCAACCAATTTATCCATATTAAAAAGATATTTTAATTTGGTTAAATCTCCTTTTGCATCATACTTTTTTGTACCACCAGCTACTTTTAATTTATAGGGGTTATTTCTCCATGAATTGAATATCCAATCACATTGTCTATGTTCTTTTTGGGCACCTAATATATATCTTGCCCATCCCGCATATCCAAAAACAGGTTCACCTATAATTGAGTCCTGTTTAAATCTTTTTATATTAACACCATGTGGAGTAAAAGATAAATTTCTTAAATTATAACCTTTTCTTCTATATACAACATTAACTTTATTTTTGGTTAATCTTTTTAAATATCTTTCTTCTCCTTCAAATCTAACTATTTTATCTTCACCATCTCCGAATCCAAGTTCATGTTTTAACCAATCAATATCAACAACTTCTTTTAATCTAATATTCATTTTTCGGTTAATATTATTTGTAACATCACAAACTCTTTTTCTGGTTTGATAACTAACAAAAGAAACATTTAAATCATTAAGTTTTTGCCTATCAAGTTGATCTGCTTGTCCTTCTGTCCCAGGTCCACCATGAAAAGTAGTACAAATTTTTTTCATGTCATAATCACCTGCAATTATATTATCTATATATCCAGGTAGCATAATATAAATTTTATCATATTTATCATAATCAACCTTCCAATCTATAATAGGAAAACCCATATCTTTTGCTATATTATCAGCATATCTTTTTGTAAATATAAACTTATCACTTAACGCTGATATTATACCATCGGCCATTGAATCAACCGCCCAGCCAGGCACATCAGGTACTATAAGAACCTTCACAATTTTATCTCCTTTGGTTCATCATTAATTAATCTATCTATTTCATCTTTTGTATATGTCATCTTTCTTTGAGGTCTTTCTTCCATCTCTGGTAACCATTTTGCTCTATGTGGAATATCTAATATATCTGGTTTATTTGCACCACCTGGTTGACCATTTTCCATTCTCCATTTTTCCATTCTCCAATCATTACCTATATGTCTAACATATCTTGGTTCTTCTTGTTTACCAAGCATATAAACACCAAGAATTTTTTTAGAATATTCATGATCATTTCTTTGTTCATGTGTACCAAAAGAATTTGTAAAGTATCCTTCTGACCTTTCTTTTCTCCATCTCCAATATTTTCTTACATGGTCAACTCTCCATATACCTGGGAGAAATGTCCATGAGTGATATAAACACATATCAACAAAACTATATGTGTATTGTGGTTGTTCTATGTCATTAAAAATTTTGAAATTTCTATACTTATTAAAAAATATACAATTCACATTGGGATTTTCATCCATTACCCACATTAATTGGTCCAAATCAACATGTCTTTCAAACTCCCAATCTTCTTGTAAGTATAACACATACTTAGAATTAGAGTTCTTTAATAAAATATCAATAGACTGACCTAATCCAACAGCAGGATTGTTATGTAAAACAATAAATGATTTACTTTCGAGATATTTTAAAACTTCATTACTTTCATTTCTAAACACAAAATCCTCATGTACTATAATATTAAATCCTGACCTACAATGAACATGTTCAAAAAACGCATTTAAGAAATATGGCCATAATTGAGGTCTACTTGAACTTGTAACAATAACATCTATCATATAATCACCTATTACTAACCGTTTCTAATATTTGTAATATATATTTTAATCTAACTCTACTACTATGACATTGTTGAATATAGTTAAATGCCTTTTCTCTCATTAACTTATTATTCTTTTTATAACATTTATTTTTATAGATGTCAATCACCTTTTTTGCACTATCATCTGAATAATCATCAAATGAGTAATATAAATCTTGTGGTATTAAATAATCCATATTCTTAAACTTTCTGGCAATAAGAACAGCCCCAGTACCCATATATTGAAATGGTCTAACATCTATGTAACAATTAATATCATAACCTGTACATAAACCAAGTATAGCATGTGCTGATACTGATAACTCGGGTGTTCTACTTCTTAAATCTTCTTTGCTTTGTGTTTGGAATATTTTTATTGGAGTATAATTTTGAAGTTTTTGAATAAATTCAAATCTATCTTTATGTGCAGTAGGTGAACCAGTAAAGACAGGTTCATCAAAGCATAGGTCTTTTACGGGATTAGCCATTTTTTCATATGTTAAAGAGGAATATGCTGCATAAAAAACAGGTACTTTCCATGCTATATTACATCTATGCAAGCATTCTAAATTACCAACAAAAGCACAAAATATACTATTTGATATATCACCCATATATCTGTCTTCTATTCTGGCATCATTTAGGGTGTGTATAAATTTTGTGCCTACTGATTTATTAATATCACTATATAATTGTAATATTTTTTCTATTGGATTTATATTTTGATGAAATGATAGGTGGGTAAAGCAATAATCTGCTTTTATATCTAATAATTTTTTCTTAATTAATTCTATGGGTGTTGATTTATAATCAATTTCAAAAACATCAACATCATTTAATTTTAAACCTTCTCTATATGTTAGTACAAACCAACTATAACCTAAATTTGTATTACCTAATATCACAGCTTTCATTATACAAACACCTCTTTTTTTATTTTAACACTTTTCTAAACATTTCTCTATAATTTTCTGCTTGTAATTTCCAAGTCCATCCTTCTTCAATTGTTTTACGAGCATTTATACCCATTTCTGCAACTTTATCTCTATTGTTTTTACACCACTCAAGTTTATCAACATATGCATCAATATTCTTTTCAACAATAAAGCCATTATAACCATCAATAATAAACTCTGGCATATTACCTATCTTATTTGATATAATAGGTCTACCACATGCAGCAGCCTCAAGTGCAGGATTTGGTGTACCATCTTCATCTGATGCTACAATAAAAACATCCATATTATTATACAACTCATACATTTTACAATATGGTTTTTTATTTCTATAGTCATTTAAATGGGTAATACTTTTTGTACCTGATTTTTCCATAGCAGGTATTATTATATTACATTGACCTTTTTGGTCACATTTTTTACCAACATGACCTACAACAAAATCACCTTCAAAATTTATTGGACTTTTTGGCACAAATAGATTTTCATCTACACCATTAGGAACATAATGAACATTATTATGAAATGAAATCAACTCTTTATATAACAACATACTATTTGCATGAACATGTTCGGTTTTCATCATTGAGCCTCTTATAACTCTCAATGGTCTATGAGCAGTAACACCTGTCATCTTTTTAATATTATTGATTTTTTTAAAATAATCTATATAACTATATCCAAAAGTAAAATAAAGATCAAATTCTTTATAGATTAGAGAATTTGACCCTGGACCAATAACATAATCTATAAATATATTAAACTCATCTGAAAGATAATGTTTTAAATACTGGGATTTATTCCACCATGCCCATCCTTTAACATCACATACTAAAAGAATATTTTTAAGATTTTCATTAACTTTTATATCTTTATTAAATTCATTGAAAAAACCCATATCTATATTATTACTATGACGGTCTTCTTCAACAGATTTTACTAAGGAAGTTCGTTGAATTGTTTTAGCATTTAATTTTTCTTTAGCACTATGACTTGGAAAATTTCTTTTTAAATCTTCAAGTTCTTTTAATCTTTTTTCTTCTTCTTTTCTTTTTTCTTCTCTTTCTTTAATTGATTCTTTTCTTCTTCTTTTTATTCTTCTTTCATGTTCATAATATGCATTTTTATAACTCATAGGCATATCTGGCCATGTTGTCATTCCTGGTACTATATTAAAATCCATTTATTCTATCTCCAATTTATTTTAGGAGTAACAACATTTCTTAATGGAAAAAGTTCACTCTCAGCAATAGGTATTAATTTTTTTAAAGAATATGAAATTTCACCCTCAACTGTTCTTGTGGGTCTAAATCCCAATTTCATTAATTTATCAACATATGGTGTATATTGAAAACCATTTGTTGCCTCTGCTCTTGGTGTTGGTATAAATTCAGAATTTACTTCCAAACCATATCTTTTTGCCTCATTCTTTACTGCTCCGGCTAAACCAACAATATTCCAAATATCATCTAATTGATTCCAAGTTCTGTAATCACCTTTATTAGGTGGATTTTCTATTGCTAACATAAGACATTGAATTGAATCATTTATAGCAAGATAACCTCGTGATTGTAAACCATTTCCATAAATTGTTAATGGTTCTTTTATAACAGCTTGAACAACAAATCTATTTATAACTGTTCCAAAACACTCATCCGAATCCAATCTTGTATTTGTGTTATACTTTTCAATTTCTGGTGTCCAGTTTCCATAAACAACGCCCTGCATAATATCTGTTACTCTTACACCCCACCATCTACATGCACAGTCCATATAGTATGTTGAGGCAACTTTACTTGCATGATAAAAACTTCCAGGTCTACGAGGAAATATAACATTCTTAGCAACTTTATCACCCATTTGCAAATCAAATGTACCTTCTGGTATGTCAGTACCCATGGCTGGGTCATATTCACCCATTGAACCAATTTGAATTAAATGAGTTGATGGAGCATACTCTCTAATATAATATAACATGTTAAGTGTACCTATCAAATTATTTATAGAGGTATCCTCTGCATCTTTTCTTGATTTTAAAGAGAATGGAGCGGAAGGTTGTTGTGCTAAATTTACTATTGTATCTGGTGAGTTTAATGATATAAACTGAACCATTTCTTCATAATTTTGGTGTAAACTATGTTCAAAATGAACAAAGGTACCAATTTTTCTTAATAGATTTACTCTTTCATCTGGAGTTTGAATATCAAGTGCTGAAAATGAACCTAAAGATTGAACATTTTTTCTTCTTGAATAATCATCAATACCAATTACTTTATAACCTTTTTCCAACAATCTAAGGGTAAGAGCATAACCTAAATACCCATCCCACCCTGCAACTAACACCGTTTTCTTCATAATATACAAATTTCTCCTTTTATTTTTCACCTAACATAATTTGTCTCAAATTTTTCTCTATAGGATAAGGTCCTCTCACACCTGTTCCTTCAAAAACAAAACTAATTCGTGATGAACTATTTGTACCCGTTCTTAGAGTATAATATTTTTTACCGTCATTGTAAACACCTTCTAACATCAATATGGCTATAGTATAAAAATCTTTTTGAGGTGTTATTCTAATACCAAGAACTTCTAATTTTGGTTTAGGTTTATTTTCTTTTAGAAATGTATCAATAGTACCTAAATAGGCAAATGAGTGACCACTACCATAATTACCGTAAACTTTCCACAATGGAAGTTTTGTACCACCAAATAACATTTCAGCAACTAATCTATTAACAGTTTCAGCAACACTTTTTTCACTACTTACCATATCAACAAGTGTTCTTACTGTTAAATAATTACTAATAAGTGTAAAAACTGCTGTTTCTGGTTTACTACTAAATTTCTTTAAACTTTTTATTTGATTACTTACAATTGCAACTGTTTCACTTGTGCCAATATTATTTTCCAATTTACTGATTTCTTTATTGACAGCATTTATTGCTAAAGAAGGATTACTTGCAACAGTCTCTATAATTTCCTTTGTTGGTTCTGTTATACTACCTTCATTTAACTCTTGACTTATAATTTCACTTTGACTTTCGCTTGTTCCAATCTCAATAAAAAAATCTCTTACATAATTTTGAGGTGGTGTTTTACTATGAAAAATCTTCATCCATTTACTGGTAAAAGATTTCATTACAGTTTTAATTGCTGATGTCAATTTACTCCAAACATCAGAAGCAATACTCTTTATTCTATCCCAAACACCTTCACTTATATAACCTGTATCTAATAGAATTTTTTCATAAATTTGGTCTTCTGTGAGTTTCTTAACTGCTTTATCGGTATCATCACCAAATTTTAAATTCCTTTTAAGGAAGTTTGTTATTTTACCAAGTTGAGCACCTTTTTCTGATTTCTTTAATGATACTTGAATTATTTTAATACCACCTGCTAAATTTATATATTCCAATTTATCATCAGGATGTACATCACCCTTCTTTAAGGTTTCTAAAGTTTTTTCAGCTGGTGCAGTTGATATAATACAATCTGCAGTATTTGCTTTTGACCCAGGTATTTCACCTAATACATCTTTCTCTATTTTATAATAAGTATCTATTTTATTATGTATGAAGTGATGTTTGGTACCAACAATTCGTCTTCCTACTTTTTGCATAAAATCATTCATACCACAAACTAAAGCAAATAAATCAACAATTTCTTTAACCTTTGATATATCAAGTTTTAATATCTGATTTTTACCATCTGGATTCCAATCATATCCTTTACTAAGATATGTTTTAAAAATTTCAAGTAATTTTAAAATATCTATTTCCTTGGCATTTTCAAAGTTTTTTAAAAGTTTACCTGCTTCTTTAGCATCGTTATCACTACAAATGATACCTATAGTTGAAGCTGTTTCTAAGAAATCTGTTCGTTGATCTTCATTTAAAATGTGTTGCTCAAATCGCATTTTAATTCTCCCCTAAAATTCATTTTTTATTACAGAAAATACAGGTCCCCATAACCAATAATCATTTATATCATATATTTTTTCTGGTTTATCTATTCTTGGGTCTATTATACATTTTTCCTTAGGAATATATATTATCCAATGCCATAAAAATTTCTTTTTATTTGCATCCACTATACAAAAATCACCTATTAAATTTTCCCATTTTTTATTATGTTTTACTTTATAATAATTTATATTATAAAGTTTTAAGGCTTCTTCCATTTCACCTTTTAAAACATAAGGTGTATTTCTTTTTTTCTTAAAAATCTTATTCAAAAACAAATTTGAAGATTCTTCATATGTAATTCCAGCGGTTGTTGCGAAAGTACAAATACCACAATCACCATCTTTCTCCCTCATTTCAACTCTTTTTAACATATACTCCATATCTATTTGAATCTTTATTTTAATATATTACTTAATTTCCATAACTTTCTATTCATACAAATACTATATTCCTCTATTTCTTCTATTTCATATGGCTGTTCATAAATTTCATCATATAAAAATTTATACTCAGGAAACTTATTACTATTTATAGTATTTGATTCAACATAACAGATTTTCCATTTTATATTTTTTAGTAAATCCCATAATTTTCTATTCATTTCAATGTATATACCGCAAGCAAAAACAATATCAATAACATCATTAACAAAAAAATTATTAATGATGTTACTTGATTCTTCTATATTAGATAAATTACATTTAATGAAATTACCTTTTGATATATATTCTGCAACTTTTAAACATGTATCATTCTTATCTATTCCCAAAACTTTTTTGGCACCTAAATTAGATACATGATTACAAAACTCACCAACATTACAACCTAAATCTAAAAATGAATTACATTTTAAATCTAAGAAACTTAATCGTTTCTCTGTATTCATGTAACCATCTACTACTACTTTATCATTTCTTATAATAGATTGATATGAACCTGTTATTTGTAATTGACCTTTATAATAAATTCTAATATCATTTATTATACTTTTTATTATATTAAACTTCTTTTCTTCCAACTTTACAATTTTCCAAAAATGTTTTATTCCATAACTGTTCAAAATTACAAATACAAGTTTTACATAAATTAATATAATTATATCCATTATCTAATTTAATAAATATTTCACATGGTTTCTGACAAACATCACAAATTTCATTAGTTAAATGTAACTCATTACCATTCTCATCTGTTTCAAAAGTTCTATAATTTTCTACAGCTTCCACTTTATACATATCACATATTCCTTTTTAAAATTATTATATTATAGTCAACTAACTCAGATTTTTTCAATATTGCTTTTATGGTATAATTTTTTAAATCTCCAACTTCTTTGTTATTTTCTATTTCATGTTTTATTAAACTTAAAAAAGTTTTTGATTTTTTATCACCAAACACAGTCAATTCTATATTTTTTGGTTTTATCTCTGTTATCAACTCTTTTATAGCAGTTGCCACAGCACTTAAAATTTTTAATGGTATATTTTTATCTGTTAAACTTGTTATGGTTTCTTTATTACTTTCATCAGTAAAACTAAATGTTATATCCCATGTATCTTCTTTTATCTTACCAGCATCTATTGTGTATAAATCACCATCAATTTTAAACATCCATTTAAATTTAAATTGATTGTTGGTTATTCTTTTTATATCATAATTAAAATTTAGTTTTTCATTAATAAAGTTTGAGCAATAAAAATTTTCCATCAATTTTACATATTGCTCAAACTTCATTATTTTTCACCATCTAAAGCCGGTATTCTTGGATTTTCACCATTGGCTTTCATTTTTTTATAATCATCCCAGTATCTACTTCTATTACCATCCCAATCAACTAAATCGGTTTTCGGATTATATTTTAATTTGAAATGTGTTGTATTGGCTGCCCTCATCATCGGTATATGACAATGAGGGCAATCTGGGTTTTCATCTTCTATATTCATAAATACATCTATTTTTTCATAATTACATTTTTCACAGTACACATCGTAGATAGGCATATCAATTCCTCTTTAAAAAAAACTTTTTATTTTCTCTAATAACTTTCTCAACCAATTTAAGAAATTATTAGTTCCCCCACCATCTCCGGTGGTACAAAATCTAAAGGGACATTTGGTGAAATTCTCATATCTGATTCATTTCCAATATCATCAATAGCGGCGACACCAATATTGAAAATACCATCAATGTTTTGCATACCTTCCAGCGCTGCAATGTTAACCACAACAAAACCACCTGTTACAACATTACCAAGGTCAAATGATAATGAATCATATGTAACTTGGTTTGGTGCTTCCTCAATATAAAGTTTGTTTGTCACAACATCGGGTGATGGTGAGGGTGTAAATTTTAATGTTTTACTTTGTAATTTAGCCATTTGTTATTTCTCCTGTTATTTTTATTTTTTTACTTAAATCAATTGGACCTGTACCTGCTATCCATGCAAAAATCCACCAATTTCTACTTACATTATTTACCATTCCATTTGCTATAGATGTTGCATCTGGACTAACTAAATCAACTGGATTACCATTTTCATCTACTCCAGGTCTTTTCATATGAGCCTTAACTATCCAGTGACCTGTTTTGGGACATTGAATATCTGTAGTCGTTAATTTCGTTTCAACTACAAAATGTGTAATTTTTCTTTCAAAATTATATAGATTAACAACACATGAATCTGTAACCGGATCATGATTTTCTGCAGGATTACTCCAAGCCAGTTTTAATATATCTGCAGTTGTTGTATAATATGTATAATAGTCATATTCATTAGTAGCAGCATTTACCATATAAACAAAAAATGGATTTGTTATTAAAATTAAGGCCAGAATAAAAATCGTTACATAATTATTTATCTTTTTTACTATATCCATTGTTATAATTAAAACCTCTCACTTCAAAATTTGACACAGAGATAATCTTATCAACTTTACATTCACATTCGTCACATAAAACACTTGAATAATCTTCATCTACATGCATTAATTTTGTAATTATTTTACCACACTTTTTACATCTAAATTCATACAAAGGCATAATACTAAACCCCTTTCCTATAATAAAATTCTTTTTAATTCACTTATTGTTTTCGGTGTTGATGTATGTAATATACCTATTCCTTTAGATGATTCCCAATCACTTATATTTTCTCTTTTATCATCTATAAGTACACTACCCAAACCTGAATATCTTCTTTTTTGGTTTCTATCTGTTATTATTGAACTTGATACAAATTCCCAACCAATGTTTTTTGCTATCCACTCTCGTTTACCTATTATGGCTTCATTTCTACATGTTTTAGGAATAGCAGTTAATATTATTGGATTATATCCTTTTATAAACTTCCAAAGTTCTTTACCATCTTCTGTCCAATCCATTGTAGACCAAAACTTTTCAGCACCGGTTTCCATTAGTTTTTCCCAGGCATATTTCTTATCTTTTTTACATAAGGTTTCCCAATTTGGATGTATTTTATTCGCTTGTTTTAAAAAATCTGTTAAAACTCCATCCAAATCACAATATATCTTAAAATGTATTAAATACTTCTCAATTAAAATCATTTCTCCATCTTTCTTTTCATTGAATCTATTGCTTGTATCATCCTTTTCTTACCCACAGGATTGGCACTATGAACATTTATTTTTGGTAGTTTTTCAAATTTCTTGAAATACATTTTTTCTTCTAACCATTTAATAAAATCATATCCTGTTGGTGTATCCTCACCTAAGTCATGGTCAAGACTTAATTCCATTATCTTTTCATAATTTTTGTTATAAAAAGTTATCAATTCTGGAACTGTTTTAAAAGAAACCCACCCTATTGGTGCCTTTCTTTCATCATCAAGCCATACTTTTATATCATTCTCACTTAAATAATTTCTTATATTCATCTAAAATCCTTTCATCTATTATATCATTTTTTCTTGAAAAAAGTACATAAATTTTATTATTTTGTTCAAATGATTTTCTATTTAAATATTTGGTAAAAACATCTTCATAATCTAATATTGATAACATTAAAGAATAAATTTTACCTAATTTTTTATCAGATGAAAATGTAAAATTATCAGGTTCTTTTAACTTTAAAAATTGATAAAGTGCAGTAATAACCTTATTAAACAAAGGTATCATAGATTTATTATTTTTCAATTCTTTTGGTAATTCTATATATTGTTCACCTTTTGAACCCACTAAGTACCAATATATATTATAAAAATCCACCATTTTTATTGCTTGAAAAACATATTTTCTTTCCTCATGAAATATATGCCACTCAATATCAGAAATCTTTTTTACATCTTTATCAGTTTTATTTAATTTTATACTTTCAATTATTTCTATAAATTCATTTAATCTCATTTCTTAAATTCAATTTCTTGATTTTTATTCCATAATTCAACTTCTTTTGCCTTGATTTTTTGTAATTCAGGCATACTATATTTAATATCTTCCCATGTTTTAGATGATATTGAATCTGTTGGTATGATAAAAAGTGATATATGTGGTTTTATACTACTAAAATGTCTAACAACATAATCATCTTCAACTTTTCTAAAGGCGTTTATAAAATCCATATTGACCTTATATTCTATTACTACATAATCATCTTTTCCATTTTTACCTTTTAGTAATATTATATCTTTAGGTTCAAATACTATACCTTTTTTAATTGTATTGATGGTTCTCACTAAATCATCTTTAGGATATTTTTCTGGTATTTGAGCGATAGATATATGAGGTGAATCAATGTTCTTATATTTAATCTTGTTTTTTATCAACCAGCTCTTTATATAATCCTGTATTTTCTTAACTGATGATTTATCAATACCAAAGCCTATCATGGTATTATCCATATTTTTTGCTTCATCAAGAAAAATTTTTAATTTCATTTCAATTCCTTTAAAAAACAATTTAACATTGATATGACACAATCGGTATTTGTGTCCCTATCAACAGGAAAAGTAAAACACTTTTTATTATTAAAATAATATATGCCATCCTCTCTATGTTGTCCTACATTTTCACCCCATGAAAAAACAGGTATATTATGTAGATTACATATTGTGGTCCAATGTGATAAAGGACATATAACCGCCTTTGCATTTTGTATTGATGAGATATTATATTTCCAACCATTTTCAAAATAATCAACTCTGTCCAATATAACATTCTCATTTTGAAAATATGTTCTTTTATCACCCGCTACAATATAATCAAGGTTTTCTATATCCAGAAATTCTTTTATTAAAAATAAAACTCGTCTACAACCATCAATATCAGGTATAAAAACTATCTTATTTTTATAATCATCATCCTCATAAAAATCAACATCTACAATTTTCTCAAATCTTTTTTTATGTGTTTCAACAGGATAATAATTTCTTGTATAATTTAATGAGTATTGGTCTATATCCTTTTTATCAACACTTTCTTTTTGAGATATTAATTCCTTTAAAGATTTTACTATTAGGTTATAATTCTTTTGATTAACAAAATCATTTATATATCCTATTTGTGTTAGTTCATCTCTTGATATACTTTCAAAAATTGATATAACTTTTTCTGGTTCCAGAAAATCGTAATATAAAAATTTTCTATTAGAGTGTGTATTGACATATAAAGCATCATAATCCATAACATCAAACAACCATCTTGCATATGGACGAAAATTTAATATTTCTTCTTTAAATGAGCCAAGATATGGACCAACAAGTAATATACTCACTATTTTGTAATGCCTCCGGAACCTATTATAACATTACCGGACCAATTTTTTAATACTTCTTTCTTTTCCTCAAAAGTCTTTTTATCAATCATTATAACTTCTGTATTTTTTAATACGTCCTCAAATACATCATCTGATAGTAAAAACTGTTTTGAGAATAAATTTAAATTGTTAAAATTTATTAATACTTTATTATTCTTTCTAAAAAACGAAATGATTTTTGAATCTGTATTATTCTCTATATAATATTTTTTATTTGTTTCCTTTAAAATATAATTATATATCCTTACATTGTCCTCTATAACAAATCTGTTAGTAGTTGGGAATCTATCTATTACAGTTTCAACTTTTTGTTTCGTTGGTTTGAAGAAACTCAATTTTATTAGATGTATTTTTGCTATTTTTAAAAAATTATCATCATTTAAATTGTTTTCATCAATACTTAAAAAATCTGTACCCATGTTTGTAATCTTCATTTATTAAACCTCACCTCTTTAAACCAATTTTAATTTTACATATGCTTCCATGTAATTGTATGAATTTTTTAAAATATAATCATACATATTATTTATGGAACATTCAACACTTAACATATTTATATCTTTAATGTGTATATGTCCCTTTGATGGTATGAAATATTTTACGGTTTTAGAAAATTTACTTGGAGGTTTTCCCTTACCGCCTTTCATAAATCTCATCATGTTTCTATAACCAGTTTTATCCACGAACGGGTTATCAAAAGCTAAAATTACACCTTTCTTAGTATATTTATATATCAAATCTATTAAATAATCAGAAAAATAACCACCTAAACATGATGTTCCTTGATCACCTATTGTATAGGCATCAATTATACCTTCTGTAATTACAATGAATTTATTTTCATCAAACTTATCTTCGTTTAAAATTGCTATAGATTTTTCTAATTTTGGGTTTGTGTATTTAGGCTCAACATTTGATTTAGGTAATCTCCTGGCCTGAAAATAGATAATATTATTATTTCTATCAATAACAGGAACAATGATTCTACCTTTATAATCTCCCTCATAACATATAAGAATGTCATAGTTGGACGGTATTTTTCTATCGTTGCAGAATTTGAGCAATTCTTCTTTATATCGTGAAAAAAGGATGCCATTACCTTCTTGATTTCTTGATATACTCTTTTCACGAATCCAATTAAAAACTTCATAATTGATTTTGTTCTCCTTTTGAATTTCGTTTAAAAATATTTCTTTATTTGATAACCTATCTCTTACTGTATCAAAACTAAATAACTCATCTTTGACTTCTTCTAAAGACAAACCTTTCAAATTGGCATATATAGTTAAAAAAGAACCCGATTGGTTGCAATTAAAACAATTCCATATCGGGTTCCCATTCTTATAATCTAAATGAAATCTTTTCTTTCTTAAATTTTTCTTTGAATCACCACATAATGGACAACGGGCATTCCAATGTGAACCGGTTTTATTTACAGTAACGGAAGTTAAATATTCATTAACAAATTCATTAACAACTTCATATCTAATCATTTTTCAACTTTCATTTTTTTATCAACAATTAAAGAAAAATTCCAATCCTTTTATTTTTTTATTATGTGCATTGACATTTTTATAATTAAAATTAACAACATCTAATGCAAATTTTGGCATTTCATCTAATTTAATATATTTTCCTTTTTCTATCTGTTCTCTCCATTCAAGACTATCATTTTTTGGATATGAGTTTTTCACCCAACCGGTTTCTTCCAATATTTTCTTTTCTTTTTTATAAAGAGGTAACATGTAACGAAACATTTTTCCTCTTATTCTTCTTATTCCTTTTATTTTATTAAAATCTGGTGTTAACCAGAAAACCTTTTCTTTACCTAAAAATTCAGCGTTTTCTTTTAATAATGTTTTAGCAGACCTTGGATGAATTTTCTCTCCATCACTTCCAATATATACATCTGTCCAAAAAAATCCACCATAATAAAAATTTGATGCTTGATAAACATAACCAATTTTACCAACAATACCATCTGCTAAAGTATAAAGTAATAATTTTTTTGTATTTTCTATCATCCACTTTTTTACCAAAGAAATAAATTGACTTCCTGTATTCTTTGGCATATCATCTTGAATACACATTTTACCAATTTCATAATAATGTTCTGTTTTATAACCTGGAAATAACTTATTTATAGTTTGTAATGGTTGTGTTCCAAAACCCAAGGTTAGACAACCAACTAAATTATCATTACAAATCAAACCTAAAAAATGTTTATTTATACTTGGCATTACTTTAGAATAATGATATTTTTGTATAAAGTCAATTGCTATGTTTTTATCAACCTCACAAATACTTAACTCTTTTCCCATTATTTTTCCCTTCACAAGTTCTAATCATTTAATCCTCGTAATTTATACAGTCAAAATCCAATGGACTAAACACACAATTTTTTTCTTCAATATCTTGAAAATTACCCATACTACATCTTATCTTCCCATCCCTTTGTTTTTTACAATTATAACATTTTATACATAATATGTAAATGTCTCTATTTTTTGTCACTCCTGAACCTCTTTGAAGCAGCCAACTCAATTTCTTTACGAATTTCCGGTGGAAATAATGTAAAAAACTTTTTCATTTCTGCTGTTGTATTTGCTGCATCCCATCCAATAGCCATCATTGCAGCAATTTCAAATGCATCCATATCTCTATTCTCTTTCTTTAAAAATGCAAATGCCTTTCCCATTGCTCTTTTTAGTGTGTTAGAAACTGCTTGTCTTGTGATACCAAGTTCTTTTGCAATTTCCTGTCCACTCATTTGTGGCATTTTAGTATAACCAGTATCAACTATACTATCACTACCTTCTTTAATATTTTCAAAAGTTTCTCTCAGTGTTGCCATAAAATTTAATCTCCTTAAATTGATTGTGTTGTTATATTATTTATTTATTTTACGAACATTTAGAATAACCACAACCACCTTCTTCTTTCAAACAAGTCCAACAACCTTCCATAGGTCTATATGTATTTTTACCACATTTAGGACAAACTTCACCAGATAACTCACCTTCATATCTTTTTCCCGAATAATAACGATTTAATAATTGACCTAAACCATCAGGAATACTAAGAATTTGTGATGGTTTTTTATCATCTGGTTCAAATCTATACCAAGTTGGTTTATCACTATTTATACCCATCAAAGTTTTAGATATTGATTCAACAGACACACCTGATTGTAATGCGATAGATACCATTCTACCCATTGCTTCGGAAAATGTATTTAAAATCTGACCTGATTTACCAAGATAAATAAAAACTTCCAACGGATTACCTTTATAATCAGAAATATTTACATACATTCTACCATTACCTGTTTCTAATTTATATCTTGTAGAGTTTAATTTAGAAGGTAAATCTGTTAGTTCAATTCCTTTCTTTTCTTCTTTACAATCAAAAGTAACAGGTTGAAATTTCTTAGAACCATCACGATAAACTGTAATACCTTTTAAACCCTTTTGCCAAGCATATTTATATAAGTCTGCAATCTCATCTTTTGTCACTTCTTTTGGTAGATTCACCGTTGATGAAATAGCAGTTGAACAATATTTTTGAATTTCTGCCTGCATATCAATTCTGGCTTTATAATGTATATCATGTGCAACAACAAAAACTTTTCTCACTTCTTCAGGAATACCTCTAATACCCTTTAGTGACCCCTTATTTTTAACAATTTTTTCAAGTAAATCAGTTGTATACCATTCTTCATTTTTAAATTTTTCATGAAAAATTGGATTGGATATAGCACCAACTGTTCCATCAATATAATTTTTATAAAAAACAAGACCAAATATTGGTTCTATACCATAAGATGCATCACATGATAATGCTGTTGTACCTGTTGGTTGTGCAGTGGTAAACTGAGCATTTCTAACACCATATGCCCTTATTAATTCCCACGCATCTTTAATTTTACCAACCAATTCTTCTGGGTCAGTCTCGTCTATACCCATATGTTCAGCAAGTATTCTTTCAACATCTTCTTTATGAACATTATACTCATAAAATGGTCCATATTCTTTTGCCAATATAGCACTTTTATGAGCACAGGCAGCAGTCATCACTTTCATAACTTTACCAACAAATTTTCTACCTTCAAGTGAATCATATTTCAAGCCCAACATATAAAGTGCATCAGCAACACCCATAGGACCAATACCTACTTGTCTATATTTTTCTGCTGTTTGTCTAAATCTATCAACAAGTGGTTTTGGTTTTGAACATTCTTCTGGAAATTCCATTACATCAATAACATTGTCCATCAACTCCATTATTTCAAAAACAGTATCATAAAAATATAACCAATTAAATACACCATCTTTTATAAATTTTGCAATGTTTACAGCACTAAGATTACAACACCCAAATGGCAAAAGAGGTTGTTCACCACAAGGATTCGTAGCCTCTATAAGATACCTTTTTATTAAAGGATTATACTTATTCATATTATCAATAAAAATAACACCTGGGTCAGCAGATTTCCATGC